TTGATATACCATTACTGATATAGAATCCATGAATATGTATCATTATATATCATCAACGATAGCGAGTATAATCCGCCCCTCTTCTACTACTGGGGGTTCTATCGTGACCATCGCAATCATCGTCGTAATCTGTGGCCTAGCTGCAATTGCATACCAAGACATAGCCTCCTAACGGGGGCTTTTTTGTATCTATATATGTACACAAAGTACCATAATGTGTACACATATAAGTAGACCGGAGTAGATTATGAAGCACATGATAATCCCTGACACACAGGTAAAACCTGGCAGTGACCACTCACATCTGAGGTGGGCAGGGCAGTATGCAGTAGAGAAGAAGCCAGACGTTATCATCCACATCGGTGATCACTGGGATATGCCTAGCCTTTCGAGCTGGGATGTAGGCAAGAAGTCCTTTGAGGGTCGTCGATATGTATCTGATATTGAGTCAGGCATTAACGGAATGAGAGCGTTCCTTGATCCAATCAGGGAAGAGCAGCAAAGACTGATCCGCAATAAGGACAAGAGATGGAACCCTAGGCTTGTCTTCACATTGGGCAACCATGAGCAGCGCATTGGCAGAGCAATCGAGTCAGACGCAAAGCTAGAAGGTCTGATAGGGTACGATGATCTGATGCTAGAAGAGATGGGCTGGGAGGTCTATGATTTCCTGGATGTCGTAGTGATTGACGGTATTGCCTACTCGCATTACTTCACCAGTGGTATCATGGGTCGGCCAGTCAGCAGTGCCAAGCTGATGTTATCCAAGAAACACATGAGTTGTGTGATGGGTCACGTTCAGGATAGAGACATTGCCTTTGCCAACAGAGCAGACATGAAGCCTATGCTGGGATTGTTTGCCGGTATCTTCTATCAGCATGACGAGGACTACCTGACAGCACAGACCAACAGTAGCTGGCGTGGTGTGTGGATGCTACACGAAGTAGATGATGGGCAGTGTGATGAGATGCCTGTGTCACTTAACTATTTGAGGAAGAAGTATGAACTGCTGGATATGTAATGAAGAATTAATTTGGGGTGGCGACCACGACATTGATCCTGAGTCGGAAGATTTTCACACTGTGACCAATCTTTCTTGCCCTAACTGCAATGCTTTTGTGGAAGTGTATCACCCAAAGGAAGAAGAAGTATGAGCTACCTAAATAAGCAAGAAGGCGGCAGCCACTATATGCAGGAGATACAGCCAATCGAGTACATCTACAAGAATAAGCTCGGCTATATTGAAGGCAACGTGGTCAAGTACATCACCCGACACCGTGACAAGAATGGTGCTGAGGATATTCGCAAGGTTATACACTACTGCGAGATGCTGCTAGAGATGGAATACGACGAGAAATAAATATCTGAATATGCTATAATCGGGGTATGAAAAAAGACAGTCTACTATCCCGCATCGGAGTCTCTGGCTACAACAAGCCTAAGAGAACCCCCAAACACGCCACCAAATCTCACGTTGTGGTTGCCAAGGAAGGCAGTAAGGTTAAGACTATACGCTATGGTCAGCAAGGCGTATCAGGTGCAGGTGCCAACCCCAAGACAGCCAAGCAAAAGGCTCGTCGCAAATCCTTCAAAGCTCGTCACCGTAAGAACATCGCCAAAGGTAAGATGTCTGCTGCGTACTGGGCTAACAAATCTAAGTGGTAATAATATGCTGGGACTAATGATGGCGGTAAGAGCGTCCAAGAATGGAATGTTCAAAAAGAAAAAGAAAAAAGCTAAAAGCATGTTGTCTGCTTCTAATGTTGGCATTGGAGCTAATGGTATGCCAAAGATAAAGAGGAAAAGATTAACTGAGAGTCCTGCTCCAGCAAGCAATGGCTATAACAAAACTTTAGGCTGATGAAATGAAAGGTCTATACGCAAACATCCATGCCAAACGTAAGCGCATCAAAGCAGGTAGCTCTGAGAAGATGAGGAAGCCTGGAGCCAAGGGTGCGCCCACAGCTAAGGCATTCAAAGAATCTAAGAAGACCAGTAAGAGTTTGTTGAGTTAGTAAGTCCAGATAACCTGTACAGTATCGCGTACATCTACATGGATAAAGTTCTTGGCAATACCTATGCCGCCAAACCCCAGCTTCATAGCCTCACGCACAATCACATAGCCTTCTGAGCCGCTGTTGATATGTATGTCAGCAGCAATGCCCCTAGCATGAGTGCCAGGTCTGGTCTTACGCGCCTCTATGGAGTGAGAAGGATCACGATAACCGCTGGTAATCTTGAAGGGGAATCCGCACTGGTGACGCAGGTAGTCTAACTTCTCAAGGAAAAAGGGACTCATCTCATTAGCCCCAGTTTCCTGACAATCAAACTCCTTAATGTCGAAGTATTGCATCTGCATCAGTGTATCTCGTAACTATTAAAGTAGGCATTAATCAATTCTGCTTTAGCGACTTCCATACTGTAAAGAATGTCGGGGTCTTCCATGTTGCTAATAATCTGTATCTGATCATCATTAACACCGATCACCACTAGAGTCTCATACTCTTCCGCTAACGCTGCTAGGTCTGGTCTTAACTTAACTACATCACCCATGATTGTTCCTTATGCCTGCTTTTAAAATACAAGTATTACTCTGATTTTTCTGTTACTTTACGAAGTCCATCTGCCGCACCTTCTGTAACATAAGTAATGGTGCCAGTAACATCTTGACCTGCTGCTGATGTAACATTTGCAACACCCTTGCCTGCTGCTGCAACAGTATCATTGACGATGCCTTGAGCGCCATCAACAGATGCGTTAAAAGTGTTACATCCTGCTAGTGCTAATAAAAAAGGAACTAAATATTTCATACATACCTCTGTTGGTTTTTAAATTGACTTACTTTTTTCATACGTTCTTAACCCACCTAATCCCAGCATACCCATTAGTACAGGTAACATAGTGGAAGTGTCAGCCTGCGGAATGTCTACGCCAAATCCAGCAGCTAATGGTGATATAAGAAAGTTTACTCCGAAGCCCAGCACGCAAACCCATCCGGTTGCTGGTCGCCATCCTGCTTGGAACCAGTTGCCTGCTGCTTCTGCTTTGTTGACTGCAATCTGAGCCAGTGCAATTTCCTGCGCGTGGCGTTCAGACATTGTTGCAATCTCATGGGCGATCTTCTGCTTGGTGTCCGCATCGGCGATGAACTTGTCCAGTAAGTTAGTGACAGGTGCTATAAACTTCTCAATCATTACTTCCTTCCTAACAGTCCTTGAACTGTATCTGACTCATAGATTCTTAAACCTAACCAGACTATTGTGAACAGTGATGCTACAGGAGGCAACCATGCTGCCAGTGCTAATACTCCGGTTGATGCCGCTGCTATGTCCAATGCTTCCTTTGTCTCCTCGACCATGATAATTCTCGTTAGGTTATTGTTGAATAAACTGGTACAAAGCCTAAGCTTACACCATCCTGATTAAACACTTCTATCTTTTTAGCAACACTACCCAGAGTTGTTGCACCCGCTGAATTGCCAACTCGCAAGCCGCCATTACTTCCAGTGAATCCTGCTTTGGTTAGTCCTGCACTGTTGCTGACATTAAAATCACCATGAACATCTAACGTCATAGCTACATCATTGCCAACCCCAGCCATTGACAAGGAGTTTGCCGCCTCTCTGTGGAACTGTACAGCATCACCAAACTTAACCCAGTCACCTAACTGCTGGCTCATCTTCTCAGGCATTCTACCTGTTGACCAGAACTTTAATCTGATGCTACCACTGAAGTCTGATGGGTTTGGAGTTGAGTAATTATCGCTCCAGTTCCCGCCGTAAAGACTAGAGAAGCCATCCAAGAAAACATTCTGCATCTGAATGTCGCTCGTCACATTCGTTTGATCTGTGGTGTGATAAACAAGAACTGCTTCCTGAGATACTTGGCTATCGTCTGTAGGGCTTAGGTCTTGTGTTAGCTGCATTCCGATGTCACGCAAGTCAAGAGATATTCCGTTGACCGGCATGTTGAAAGGTGCCCATGCTATAAGTACAGTGCTGCCAGCAGAAGGAGCAGTTTCTAAAGTAACAGTGGCTGTGTCTGCATCAAAAGAAAACAACTTTCTTTGTAGTTGCTGTCCGTTAATGGTAACTGTCAACTGGTCGCCAGCCGATATGAGTCCAGAATCACCAGCAGTAAGTTGATAAGCTGTTTTGCCCTGCGCAGTGTTGGTAAAAGTTTGGCTTCCAGGAGTAAACTCATCAGACAGTGTGTTGACAACTTCAACAACAGCCTTGGGAGAACCCATTGCGTTGTGTCGAGTTTCCATGCGAGCGTTAGACAAGGCTAGTGTTAATGAAGCTGCACCCTGCATATCAACCTGAAACAAAGATTTAACCCCGCCTGCTGGCAACTGATTAAAGTCCGTAGTCCAGTCCTCCATAGCAAACACTCTGTTAGCTGATGCTAGGAATGTCTGCGCAATCCTTACCAAGTGTGGCGCTGCTTGGAACCTCATGTTGCGACAATAAAAGTTAATAATCTTTGGCAGGTTCATGTGAGCTGCATTAGCTATGTTAGCTGTCTGCTCAAAGAATAGAAAAGAAAAGAAGTCACCCCAGTCTAGCTTTGGTTTAATAGAAGAGTTGCTTTTCCATGTAGCGTCAATCCACCACTTAGGGTCATTAACTCCTTTATTAGCTGAGCGAAATCTAAACCCGCTTAAACTTTTGCGGTACTTAGCTTCGTACTGAATAAGGGTTCCTGCTGGATCGCCACCCCAAAGAAGAATGCAGCCAACAACGCCAGAACCTTCGACGTTAGCTTTTTTAATGCGCAGTCCGTAAGTGTCTCCAGTAGAGCCAATACGATAAATGCCAGACGGAAAGTAGACAGGAGGAGTTCCTTGCGGATTAATTGCTTGAGACTCTGAATAATCAATAGCAGCTTGAATTGCGAGCCTGTCATCAGTCACTCCGTCACCAACAGCACCAAAGTCTTTTACGCTTATATAGTCTTTAAGTCTGCTTGTTAAACTTCGTTGAACTGAGCCTGCTTCATTTGGATTATAGGTAACTTCATCTGTTGTTGTTGGCGCGGAAGGTGTGCCAGTAGTTACATTAACTGATCCGTCAACACCAAATCGTAAAAACTTACCTGCTCTGTCAGCAGCAAGAGGAAGCTCTAGGGCAACTGTCTGGTCTGGATCAGCTAGTTTAATTGCTCTTGCAATGTCAGTCTGCAACTGATTCATGGCTATGTAGCCCTTGTCAAAGTCGCCATTAACATCGGATGCTAAGAAGTCACCAGCATTCTGGTACTCAGTGGTTCGATCAATTGGCATTGCCAACAGTATGCTTACTGCATCATTAAGTGCAGCCCCAGCAG